AACGTTGCCATGAACTGATCAACACTGAATTGAATTGTTTTCTTGGCATTGTGCGGTTCAAATTGAGCAGCATATAAAGCCATACCAAGCCACATTACTGAGAATGTGAAAACCTTTGCTGAGTCTTTATCTTGGCTATTCATTTCATCAACCATAGGCCCAATAATTTTCTTAAAAATCTCTTCTGCGATCTGGTCAGAAGTACCGCTAATTGTGTTTAATTCGATTTGTTTCATGCTGCCACCTTTGCCTTAATGCGCTCTTGATATAACTTTGCGTAGTACTCTTGAGCATGTGGAATTTTGTCTTTGATCTTCTGGATCATTGCTTCGTCACGTTTGTAGGTGACAGTTGTTAAACGTTCTCTAAGATCGATACGCTCAACTAAATCAATTAGCTGTTCTCGGTCATCCCAATCATTTGTAAGCTCGACAGGGCAAGGGAGTAGCCAGAAATCAACCATTGCTTGTTCACAGTCGTAAAGCCACATGTAGCCTTGCATCTGCCAGTCATAACCGGCTTTCTTTGCCTTTTCTTCTGCTTCATCTTGAAAGAAGGGATGAGTACCAATATCCCAAGTACATTTAGTGTCGATGATCAACTTGTTATTTAGGTCAAGAATGTCACATTCACCAGTGATTAGTTCATTTTCCAAACGGCCTTGATGTTTTAAGTACTGACGAAAACGAACCTTGCCAGACAGGCTAATTGCAATTTCTTCAAGCGCATTACCTTTAGCCGTGTACTGGTTTCCTTTGAAAGACTTGAACGTGGTCAAGTCCTCCTTAACGATTGTTCTGATCTCAGTCTTAGCTGTATCGCTAAGAACTGAGCCTTTAGTTTTAGAGTCGCCTATAAGCTTATTTAGGCTTGAGCATCGGAATAGCTTCATAGTGCATTTACCTCAGCTATTTGTGCATTAGTAAGTGCATAGCCTTCTAATACATACTCTTTAGTAACTGCATCGGCTTTGATCTGCTCTAAGAGAACCGGGAACTCGTTGTCTGGTACAGTTGGTTTAACTTCCTGAACTTCTCCAACTTCCTTCACAGTGACATTTTTAAACCAGTCTTTAGGTGAACTCATGCCATCACGTAAGCTAGTGAAAATCTTGCGAAGCGCAACGATATTGGCTGCTGTAATAGCATCAAGACGACGCTGAATGTAATCTTCAATGTCTTTCTTGGTGACGTTAAATTGCTCAAAGGCAACAACAAGTTTTTGTACAGCTTCTGGTGAAGTATCAGCACTTGCATGGATTGTCTTTTCGCACTGATTAACAGCATCATCAATCACATCACCCGGTATTACACCTAAGATGCATGCACGTAGACGACGAGCGCCATTATTTGCAACCAATTCATAAATATCGCGTGGATCTGTTAATTTTTTAGATCCATTGCGTGTATAACGAATATGTGGAACCTGAAAAACCTTTGTTTGACGGGTATTTGTTTCAACATCCCAAGCAAATGCTTCAACCGTAGATTCGCCATTTTCAGAAGATAATTCGCGGATACCGTACTGAATATTCCCCCAATTCTGAGCAAGCATTTCTGCAAGCCGAATTGATGGACCAGTTACTGAACTACCACCACGAGCATAAGAATAAACAGCCGATTGAGCCAAGCCGGGACGCTGGCAAGCATTCATAATCCGGTCATAAGCTTCAATTGGGTTTCGTGGGAACTGCTTAGCAATAACTAAAGCAGCTTGAACCTCTGCAATTGCACGTTGACTATCAGATTGAACTGTAGACATTGCTTGAGTTGTAGGAGCAGCTACTGCAAAAGGGTTCTGTCCTGAGTGTTGCACTGGCGCATTCATAATCTTCTCCTAATTCTTTTCTACTGGGCTATTTGGGCGTTCCATCCAATATTTAACTTGGATAAGTAGAAGCTCTTCACCACTTGAGTTTGAAGTCCATAAGGTTTGCTCTTCACCGAAGTCTTCACCATTCTCACCATAAGGCCCATCGACATAATCAGTATTTAAAGTTCCTTCGTGGATGATGTCGTATTTGTCTAAAAACAGAACTCTTACGCCTTCTTCTGGTAATTACTCCTCACAACTAATCCACTCCATCACCCACCTCTCAACTCATTTCTAATTTCAGCCAATCTTTTTAACGTTTCACTTAGGTAGGCGATTTTTGTCTTAATAGAGAACTGATCACCTAGCTCTAATTGGATTTGTTCAGTACCTCGGCCCACATAACGCAAGTGAATCCAATTGCCGCCATCAGTGATGACTGTATCTTTCTCACTAGAAAGTGGGAGCAGGGCATTTACAGAATCTTTAATAAGAGCTTGAAGTCTTGATACTTCGATAATTTCAGGATGTGCATTCATGACATTCACCATGGAGCGCTTAAATGCGCTCTCTAATCCCTGATTCGATAAGATCTTTAATCTCAACTACGTCTAAACGATGAACGTAAGCTAAGACCTCGCCATCTTCGTCATAAACGCGAATGTCTTTAATCTCGTTAATTTCAACTTCACGCCAAGCTTGATAGCCGTTGCCATCAATTGAGTACTGAGCATCAAAATCAACTTCTAAAGTGAACTTTTCATTTGCAGTTTGAAGTACTGCTTGTTCATTTTCAGGGTCGATTGATTCAACTTTGAAAGGAGCTGCAACCGTTACAGGTTCTTTGTTAGCTGGGGTAAATGCATAAGCAGCAGTTAGAGCACTAACTACTCCTACGAATCCCATGGATTTGACTATGTTGGCTTTTATGTTCATACTTATCTCACTCGTTGAGTAGCCCCGCATCCGCCAAGATTGTTCGGGGCTTTTTAATATTCGGTAGAGTTATGTTCAACTAATTGAACATTAATGTCAATACTTTGTTCAATAAATTAATTAAAAATGTTCAATATTCTGAATTCATGCTTTAATAGACAAAAGAAAACCCACACGGGGTGGGTTAAGCGTTGCTAATTTTGTATTTTAAAAATCAAATTCTTCTTGTTTGGTAGTCTTATGCTCAATAACTTCCATAACCTCAAACTCTGTCTTAAGTTTTGTATGAGCTAAAAATTGGATGGTCTTTAGCTTAACCTTAAGTAAGTCGCCCTTACCAAAACGAAGCAATCCAGAATCAATCTTTTGCAGAAACACCTCATCAGTAATAGAAGCATTAATTGTTGAGCCGCCATTATTGAATCGCCACTTGTTTTTTTCCTTAAATGATATTGATTCAATTTGCAAAAAAGTTTCTGTGATGCTTTCGCTCAAATGATCATCAATGTCCTGAAATTTAAAATACTCAACTTCTTTTTTGTCAATAAATAGCTCAACATTTTCATCAAGCATTTCTTTTACAACATAAAATGAGTCAATCCCATCTTTGCTTAGTGGTTCTAGCATTTTTTCAATATCGGATGCAATCACCTTGCTTCGGTAAAGACGTAACGCTCTTTTATCAACTTCTAAATATTCAGTTTCAGTGTAAAAGACTTTTGCATGATCAACAGTTTCCTCTATCTTAACAGGAGGGTTGCCTTTCAGTTTTTTATAGATTTGAATTACACCAACAGTAGCACCCCCAAAAAAACCAACCAATCCCAAGATCCCACTTGCGTTTGCTAAGGCCGTTGCAGTAGGGCCAACTAATAGATCTTTGATTTGATTCACCCAAGATAGGTGCTCAACAAATTCTATTCCAAAACAACCTGTTTTAAAGTTTGCTTTGACATTTAATTGAATTTCAAGCTTATCCCCATTGATCTCTTTATTGGCATGAGTCAAGAGGTCACTTATAGCCATCATAGCAGGCGCAAGATCTCGAACATCCATTAGGTGTTCTTCTAATGCTTTGCCATCATAAACTACATGGAATTTCTCACTCATAGCATCATCATCAATCAGGTCTGTATTGGTTATTGTCATAGTCTAACAGTCTGTATTTTTAGTTTCATCATGAGTTTGACATTGGTTGTCGCACCACTTTGCCCGAACTGTTATAAAGTACTGTGTCGGGTTCACAGCTTATTAATCTTTGGTGTTATTAATTTTCTGCCCAAGCTTTCCTTCTTTTACCAACTGCACGACCTGCTCATTAGTAAGCACAGGAATAAAGACTTTGTCGCCAATATCTTTGGAAAGAATCTTCACTTCTTCGGCTGTTAGCACCAAAGCTTCACCATGTTTCGCAGCATCATTGATGCGAGCAATAATCTGGTTGATTGGTAGTTTTGAATTGTCCAATTCCATTCTCCTTTTTTAACCTGCACGCCAAAATTGGCGACCCATAACTTTAAAATTCAATCCATTTTGCTCCGTGACTTCACGATCTCTGTATTTAGGATTTAGGCTGTGCAGAATCAGTTTCCCGCCTTCTTCCTTGAAAATCTGCTTAATCATGCCTTCACCCTCAAAGTAAACAGCATAAATTTGACCATCAATAATGTCGGTTTGGGATATATCAATGCCAACCAAATCCCCATCCTCAATCTTGTCCGCCATACTGTCGCCTTTAGCCTTGATGATGCGCATGCAATCAGGATGAACATTTTTTTGTTTAAAAAAACTAGGTGGGAATGGCTGTTTTCCATTGATCACATCAAAGTGAAACTCTATAGATTCTCCTGTGCCACAAGAAAAACTTGCCTCTACCACATCAATCCAGATAAATCCATCATCCCCACCATACTCAACTACTGACGCGCTTTGAATATCATTCACATCAAATGATGATTCATCTTTCTTGGATAGGCCGTGCTTATCCATAAATTCTTGCATGTTGAAGTTGGTTAAATTTTGTTTTT